GCGACAACGGACGCGTCAATCAGGTCGTCCAACTGCTCGAGGAGCGGGATGGTCGCGGCCAGAACCGGCTCGCCGCGGGTCTGGTTCACCCGCTGATGCTGCGGCGAGGGCATGTAGACGCAAAACTCGGCCGGGATGCGGCGGGTCTGGGTGTAGCCGAGCGAGTAGGACGAGGGGCCAGCGGTGTCAGCGACGTGGAACGCGACGATGCGGCCTGCCTTGTCACGCTCGACACCCGAGGTGCACGAGTGGCCGGACGCGATCGCTCCGGCAGGCTGGCGGATTCGGTCGCTCTCGATGAGCTGACATTGGCCGTTGTCGAGCTTGACGATGAGTACGTCACCGTCCACACAGGCGGAATCGTGCACGATCCGGTCGAACTGCGGGCCGATCGCCAGCCCCTGCACGTCGATCTCGTCGGTGTACCATTTGCGCCAGAATCGCTCGGCGACCTTGTTCCATTCCTGATCGCCCGACTCGCAGCGGAGCGTGAAGCCCTTGCCGATGACCGCGTCGCAGTGCCGGCGGATCAGGGACCGCGCGAGGGCGTTGTTTCGGTCGAGCTTCCGCGAGTCCCGGCGCAGCAGGTCGTGCGACTGCGGATCAAGGTGCTGGTCGTGGCTTCCGGCCCGGCCGTAGTAGCCGACGCGGTTGCGGCCGCGGTGGGTCGCGTCGTAGGAGTCGAGGTAGCCCCGGGGCGCGGCGATGCCCTTGCGGGTCCGCTTGGCGGCTGTTTCGACCAGCCGGTGCCGCTCAAGCTGCGCACGCTGTTCCGCCCGCTTGACGCGGTCGGTGAGGGTGTTCTTTCGCTTGCTCATCGCTGCGTGTGTGCAAACGACAGGGGAGTGCGGCCGTTGAAGCGGCGGACGCGGGTTTCCAGTTCAGCCCGGCGAGCCTCAAGCCCGCTCAGATAGCCCGTGTCCACCGACAGGCTCATGCCGCCGCCGGACACCGACTGCTTGCCGCCGTACTTCTCGCGGACCTCGGCAATGTGCAGGTGCAGACGCGACAGCTTCGCCGCGTCCGTCGTCTGCTGTTCGAAGTCTTCGTAGGTCCACGCCATGTCAGGCTGCGTCCTTTCGACGCTGCTCGTCTTCCAAACGTGCGACCTCGGCCTCGGCTGCGGCCTTGGCCGTCGTCGTCGCGGCCCGGTTCTCGGCGCTCTCGCGCTGGGCCTCTTCGTACTTGTCGCGTGCCGCACGAACAGCAGCATCGCCGTCCTGACACGCTTGAACGTGCTTGCGGACAGCGTCGGATAGTCGTTTGCGTGCAGCCGTCAGCGGGTCGTCGGCCGTCGCTGCGGTGCTGGGTTGATTCGCTTTCGCCATACCCCATACCCAGAATGCGCAGGAATCCTGCGCACCGGATCACGGGCTAGACGACTTAGCGGCGCAAACGATCCCGGAACCGCTCAATCGACGGGTCCGACACGCCCTGCAGGCGAGGGGCCGACGACGCCGCCGGAGCTTGCCGCATCAGCCGCTTCGCGCCAGCCCAATCGGCACCAGCCGCGTTGTACCGCAGACAATCCAGAATGTGGTTGTCGCGCCGCCCCGGCCGCAGATCCCACGTCACGATCGTCTGACCGCCACGCTTCCGGGGGATCGCCGCTTCCGCCGTGATGTGCTCGAGCACGAACGCTGGGCAGTCCTCGGGCAGAAACCGCCGTCCGGCCGGGCGCGACAGGTCCGGCTGCGAATCGTCCGCCTGCCCCCCCACCGCCCGCAGGCTGTTCAGCAACTGGCCCCAAATCGCCTCCGTCCAATGCGAGTTGTTGACGTGCAGCAGTTGCACCCCGCCGATCAGCGCCCGCCCGCTCGCGGTCTTCTCGATGACCTTGGCGTAGTGCGGCAGGGTCAGGTGATCGTGTCCCTGAACCGCCACGATCCGCTCGCCCCGGGCCTTCCCCTGTCGGCAGAACTCAAAGACCTCCTCCGTTCGGTATTGCGAGTCGATGAACGTGGCGACGATTCGCATCTGCCGACCGTCCGCCGTGGGGAACACGCGCCGCCGGACGTGCTCGAGCTGCCCGATGCCGCCACCGGCCGGACTCTCGATCTTTTCGGCCCAGACCAAGTGCGAGTCCACGCCGCCCTCGGTCCAGCCCTCGACCACGCACCACAGGTGATCAGCCTGCACGTCTGCGGCCATCGTCAGCGCCAGCACCGGCTCGGGCACCGTGCCCATCTTGTGACCGCCGCCGACATACGGCAGCCGCAGCTTCTCGAGCTGCGACACCTCGAGCGATTCGCCCTTCGGCGCCCACGGCTGGCCCAGCTTGCCGTTGAACCACACCCGCGGCGGGAACCCCTTGGCCTCGACAAAGTCCCGGGCTACCCACCCGAACGTCTTGAACGGGGAGTACAGCGACGACAGCCGGAAGCCCGCGTGCGTGGACGGGCGAACGTCGCCGACCAGCTCGACCGTTCCGTCGTCACGCCGACGCACGAACTGGCCCTCGCGGACCCACACGCCGTGCGCTAGCATCTGCTCCTTGTGGTGGTTCTCGATGACGCCGCCGCAGTGCTCGCAGACGTACACCGCCGTCCGCTCGACCTCGTCCGGGTCCGCAGTCGCGCCGCCCTTCCACCGGACATTCTTCCAGATCAGCTCCTGGTGCTTCCAGCAGTGCGGACACGGCACCTCGTACCGCCGCTGGTCCGACTTCATGTATTCCGCGTGCAGGCCCATGTTCTGCAGGCCGGGCGTGCCCATGTCGATCAGCAGCGACCGCTGGAACGTGCCGGTGCGCTGGATCGCCTCTTGAATGATCTGGTCGTTCTCTTCAATGCACAGATCCTCTTCGTCGATGAGGATGAACCCGATCGGGTTGCTGCGGACGTTCGTGCTCGACCCCGAACCCACCGCCGTGACCGTCGATCCGTTCATCATCGCCAGCGTCGTCGTCGATGACTGCGTCCGCTTCCGCATGAACAGACCATCGAACACGGGCATCGCCTCAATGGTCTTGCGGATGCGGTCCTTCACCACCTTGCGGGCCAGCTTGTCGTTCGGCCAGATCGCCAGCCAGTGGTTCGGGTTCTCGACCATGTGCTTGAGCATGCCGTTCACGCCAGCCTCGGTCTTGCCCAACTGCGACGCCATCATCAGCGTCACCCGCCGGAACGCGGGGTCATCCATGCACCGCATCGGCTCGCGCAGGTATGGCGTGCGGGCCGTGCGCCACGGTCCCGGCTCAGCGTTGCCCGACACCACCACGCGATGCTTGTCGCACCACTCGTCGATCGGGATTGGATCGCGGACGGCAAAGGCACGCCGCCGAACCGCCCGAGCCACTGCAATGGGATCACACAGCGTCACGCGCTCAGCCCTCGCATTGCTTCTCGCACCTCGTGGTCCAGAAGGCTGCGGATCGTCTGAATCCGTTCCGCCGGCAACTGCAGCGCCGCGACCACCTGCTGAGCGGCCTTGACCGGAATCGCCTCGATCGCCATGCGGATCGTCATCGACTCCTGAGCCCATGCACGCTCGACCTCGACCGCGTCCATCAGCTTGCCCTCACGGATGTCGTTTTTCATCTTGCGGTCGCGGGCCTCCTCGATCGTGCGACGCCGCAAGGCCTCGGCCATTGGCATCGCCGCGTCATCGCCATCGCCCACCACGATCTCGGCCTTGTCTCGCTCGGCCTGCGAAAACACGCCCGTCTTGTTCGCCAGCCGCGGCTGCACCGACCCGACGTTGTTGAACCACTCACGCAGCTCGGCCTCACTGAACAGCCGCCGCCCGTTCTCGTGCGTATCGCATGGCGCTCCCTTGTCGCGTACCTGACCGTTCAGGTACTCCTTGGAGATGCCCAGCGCCTTCGCTGCCTGCGATGCTGTCAGGGTTCGCTTACTCATCGGTGTCCGGCCTTGCCAGAACCATCTGCGGCGTGACCTTCTCGGCCTCACAGATTGCCTTCATCTCGCGGCGGACCTCGATCAAGATCGCCCGCAGCGTCGCCTCTGGTAGACGGTGCTCCTGGGCGATGTCGCGCATCGACCGCTCATCCCAGTTGTCGAGCAGTGCCGCCTCGATCGCGGGCAGCATCTCCCACCGCTTCGTTCCCAAGATCCCGCGCACCATCATCCGCGCGCACGTGTTCAGGCGTTCCATGCCCGTCATGTCGAGGCCTCCTAGCTCTTCCAGAGCTTCGTGAGCTGCCGCGTTGCATCTCGGAAACCGCTTCCGAAAAGCATCGCCGCACGCTCGGTTGTTGCCGCCGCTCGTCCGTTCACCTCCAGCCCCTGCTGCGCGAGCCATCGCGTCGTGGCCTCCGTCGCGTCAAAGACCTGTTCCATGTGCACCAGATCACGCGCCAGCACCGGCGTCCCGTCCGTCGTCGTGCCCACGCGCTGAATCGGCGTGTGGAACTCATGCTCGGGGTACTGCCGCGGCGTCGCTGTCGGAACGCGATCACCACGCAGCAGCTTCCCGTCCAGCTTCTCGTCGTGCGCCCGGTCCACTTGGCTCCTGGTCGAGAAGCAAACCGGCGCCGGGGCCACGGTCGGGAACACGCACGCGTTCTTTGCCACCGCGCGACGAATGCCGAGCCGGGCCTGCCGCTTCGTCATCGCGTCAACATCGCGCGGCAGCAGTCCACCATCGCCGCCGCGAGTCGGCCGGAACGTGTCAGACAGCAGTTTGCGGGCCTTTTTCATACCGAACACGCCTCCTTTGCGTTGAACGATCGTTCACCTATTGACATCCTAACGGGAACCACGTAGAATCGCTCAGATTCGTCAAAAAATGCGACGCTTGGCACCTGCAACCGGACACCTAACAAAATCGGTACCTACCCGGGGGTACCCCTGTTCGGCCTCCGTGCGGTCAGGGTTCAGGGTAGACATGGAGCCTCGCACGCTCGTCCGAATCGCCCCGTGGGATTCGTGGCGTGCCCACCAAGCCGAGGATGCAGTCAACGGGCGACGAGCCACGATACTCCGCAACGTGCAACGCGACCGCGTATCGCGTCGCGCTCCACTGCCGGCTCTCGTGCGCTCGTTCGTTGGTGTTGCTGAACCGGATCTCGCAGACACCCCCCCGGGCCATGTGCACGACCGCGTGATGCGACACGATCTCCATCGCAACGTGCGTCGGAACAGCGGCGCCGCAAATGGTCCAGGCTGCTCCGTCGTGCGCGACGTAGAACGGCCACCACTCCGCGCCTTTGAACTTGTCCCAGAGTTGCACCGCCTTCGCGTGGTCTTCGTCTGTGAACATGCTACTTGCCTCCCGCCCGCGTTCGGGCCTTCTTCGCTGCGGGCTTGCGGTTGACGCGTACCGTCGTCGGTGTCGCGGTTATGTCGATCCACTGGCCCGCTGCCCACACGCGGATCGCGGCCCACTTGCGATTGTCAGATGAGCGAGACGACGCCATTCGGTTGACGACGATAATGCTCTTGTCGCTTGCATCGCCAGCCACGAAACCCCACGCGGTATCCGCGAACCGCACGCTGTTGTCACGCTTGGGCATTGCCCCCTCCTTCCCCCGCGCCGTCGCTGGTGGGTGCCTTCAACGCGGCGAGGGCTGCGTCAAGTGCCTTCAACACGGCGAGGGCGTCGTCAAGTGCCCTCACCACGTCGAACCACGCCTGCTCTTGACGCTCGCAGTCGCCGCTGTATTTGCCGTTGCGGTAGCGGAGTGCCGCCGAACACACCTCCCTCATGGCCTTGATTTCGGCGGCGGGGTTGGCGAGGTCTTTGCAGGCGTTGACGCAGGCGACGATGCGGCGTGCGTTGGCCTTCTCTTCGTCGCGCGGAATGTCTTTGCCTTCGACGTACGCGATGCGAAGTGGAACGCGAGTCATGCCGCCAAATCCATCCGGCGTCAGCGGCATTCGGTCGTCGTCGTCTTGGCGGTAGACGCTGGAAAACGGCTGTCCTGTGTCTCCGTAGTAGGACTGCGCATCTTCGCGTCCGGTCTGCCACGGCTCCGGAGTCCAGTTGTTCATGTTGTTGTCGTTCACTTGGCCTGCCTTTCCAGTTCCGCCCTCAGCTTCTCGTACAACGCCTTCGGTTCATACGCCGTTCGCCACACCGCGATGTACGCGGACTTGTCGCCCTTCTCGGCACGCTCGACGCGGTTATACCAGCGCTCGCGTGCGTCGATGATCGTCGAGTGATTCGGCCTGCCCATCGCCAGTGCGATCGCGGGATACGAAAGCCGCGTCAGATCCGCCGCCAGCGCCGACACCAGCTCGCGGGCGATGACCACGCGGCTGAACCGTGACGTAGACCGGAACTCTGCGGGCTCGATGCGAAGGGCCGCGCAGACGGCACCGACGATCGCGGTCATTGGCACGTTCATGTTGCCAGAGCGTGGAGCCTGAGCCTGGCCAGCAATCGCGCCACGAAAGCCCTTGCGGGTCACGGGATCGACGACGGCGGCACAGTTCACGCCGGGGATGGCTTCGGGGAGGTTCATGCCACCCCCCGCATGCTCGGCCAGTCGCAGACGACGATTCCGCCGGCTTCGGCCATGCGGTCCAGGATGCTCGGGTCCAGCTTCGCCTGCAACGCCTCACGCGACAGGTTGGACAGCAGCAGCGTCGCCCGCATGTTGCGATACCGCCGATCGAGCAGCTCGCGCATGTTCCGGTCGCCGAACTCGCCGTCCTTGGCGACCTCGATCTCGTCGATGACCAGCAGGGCGGGGGTGTCGAACTCGGCGATGACCTTCCGCTCGGACTCCGAGTCGCCCGTGACGGCCTCACGCCAGCGCCGCGAGATGTCGGCCCACGTCGCATACAGAGCCGTGCCCCGCGTCGTCGCCTTGCGGATGACCTCGCAGGCCATGTGAGTCTTCCCCGTGCCGTGGGAGCCCGTCAGGACGACGATGGCGCCGGGCTGCTCGATCAGGCGACAGGCGGTGCGGAACTTCTCGACCCATCGCTCGTTCAGGCCGTGGGTCTTCGTCTGTCGGTAGCGCAGGGGCACGCGGGCGGCGTTGTAGCGTTCGGCGGCTGCGTACTCGGCCTGACGACGCTCGGCGTTCTGGAGCCGCTCTTGGTCGGCCTGGGCGTCAGTAGACCTTGACGGCAGGCCGCGCATCGCCTCCGACACGGCTGGCGCGATCCGCTGCACGGCGGGCGTCTTCGGATGTCGGGCGGCGATGCGATTGATTTCGGTGATCGGGTCCATTGGTGCTCTCCGGTGGGAGGTTTTCCCACATGCTGTCTTTGAGGAAGTTGTCGATGCGGTTCACCTTGCCCTCGCGCCACTGGTCGGAGGCTTTCCACACCTCCAGGCCGGTGAGGATCGCTTCGGTCTTGGGTTCCAGCACCATGGCTCGCCACAGGTCTTCAGCTGCGTACCGGGCGTTCTTGCGGTGCGACGGGTAGGCGTTCATGAACCGGAAGAAGCCGGGGGTTTCCGGGGGGCACGGGGCGGGCGTGTCGGACTCGAACGGCTCCGCGTTCGGTTTTGTCGCCTCAGAAGAAGAAGACAGAGAAGACAGAGAGGATGAAGAAGAAGAGATAGATGGAGTGGGTTCTCCATGGGTTTGCCATGGGTTAGCCATGGGTAGCCCATGGGTTACCGATGGGTTACCCATGGGTTTTTCTTCTCGGGATTTCTGCGGACGCCCACCCTTCTTTCCGTTGGTCCAGTTCGCCACGAGGCTCGCGTTGTAGATCTCCCACTCGCAGACGGTGACGGTGCCAGCCTGGTCGCGGCGGATGAATCCTGCGGTCGTCAGGGCGGCGTCCAGCTTGTCGGCAGCGCCATCGAAGCGGCACAGAGCCTTGAGCGCAGACGGCGGGAGGCTGTCGAAGACCCACTGCCGGCGCATCTGGCAGTGCCCCCAGATGCGGATGACGTAGAGAGGTGCCTGCGGGTCGCCCAGCAGGTCGGCCAGCATCAGCGTCTTCCAGTGGTCGAGGAAATCAGGATCGACGATCATCTTTGCTTCCTTGCTACCCAGGCCTAGAACGCATCCGTGTGTTCAGAGATCGCCACGAAGCACCGCGGCCCCTCGGCGCCCGCGTAGTGCTTCTCAGTTCGCTGTGACACGACCTGCGAGTCGTCGTGCCACGCGATGCCCTTGAGCGCGTCTTCTACGGCCCGGAGCATCTTCGTGCAGTCGGGCTTGGTCAGGGGTCGAGCTGGCGCCGAGTCCTTGACGGGCTTGGATCTGTCGCCGGCCTTGTGGTGCCCAGCCGGACGCGGCATGTAGAACGTGACGCACAGTTGCACCGGGCCGGCGATCGGCTGCACGCCAGCCTGCCGCGCGAACAACTGCACAGACGCCCGCCACTCCTTGCCCTTCTTGGCGTCGTCGATGAGCACCGGCCTGCCCGCGTGGTGCCCGACGTACTTCTTGCTGCCAGCGGTGCCGGGAACGCCGGGGACGGTGAAGCTGAAGATCGCGGGCGACGGCTCGGCGACGGCGACGATGCCAGCCTGGGCGTCGGCGATTTCCTTGTGGGGGAAGTTGCGGTTCATGTGGCCTCCTGCCACAGTGCGAGGTATATATACCTCGCACTGTGATCCATGCGAACGGCGTGCGTCACGTGCCACCGCCGATCTTCTTCCAGCCGCTCTTGTCAATGCACCGCGTCGGCAGCGTGAACGCCGTCCGCACCGGGTACTTCGTGCGGGGGTTCCAACGCTCCATGTAAACCACGCCGCAAGACTCGTTGATGACGCGAGCGACAAGCGGCCCACACCCCTTGTTGCTGGCGTACTCGGCCCCCTTCATGCCGGGGCTGTCTGGTGCTGGTAGCGTCAAGTGCCACCCCCGATCCCGTTCGCCGCGTCTTCGGCGGCTTGCTTGGTGGCGGCCTTCTTTCGCTTTGCCTTGTCACGCTTCCACTGCATCACCATGCACGCCGCGTCGATCATGTTCTGCTTCAACTCCGCTTCTTCCGCGTCGAGCGACAGCGGGTCGTCGTCGAGGTTGTCCAGAATGTCCAGCGCGCTCGCAAACTCGTCTGTCATTCGACTCCGTGAACTGCCGGTGATCGCGTCCAGTGCCCACAAGAAACAAGGACCAATGCCAGCAGACGAGTCGATCGCCTCAAGGTCGTCTGAGAACTCGTACTCGACACGCTGGACTGCATCGCCAGCCTCGTGCGTGTGTTCAATGCGAACCAACGTGTGCTGTCCCTCTGCCGCAACATGCCTAATGTTCATCCTCCGCTCCTTTCGGCCTTCCGCTTCCGCCGCTTCTCGGCCTGGTGCTCGTGCAGTTCCTTCGCCGCATCCACCATCGCCGCAAGTGCCTTCTTCGCCGCGTCGTCCAAGTACCGCGTGTCGTCGTCGTTCAACTCCAGCGACGACAGGGCGTGCGCGAGTTCGAGAGCGACGTACAAGTCGGTGCCGCCGTGGAACCTGTCCAGCGCCCAGCGGATGCACCAGCCGGGCGTTGCGATCTGGTCGCCGGCCTCGTCGTCGGAGTCCTCGAACTCGACGACCACGCGAGCGTCGCCGGGGGTGGTGTGTTCGATGCGAACCAGCGTGTGCTGGCCGTTGCCGGGGGTGTGTTGAACGCTCATCCGCTGCTCCTTTCGCTCGCCGTCGCCATCCACTCCATGCCCCTGCCGATGCTGTCGAAGTGCCGCGACAACGCATCGCAGACGACTTGGAACCGCTCGCGGCACAGGCCGTGAAGGGCACCGCCGAAGGGGAAGCACCACACGCGCCGGTCGCCGTGGTCGGGGAAGTACGACCACGCGACGGCCAACGCTGCGGGCGTCAGGTCCGCGTACTGCGGGGCAAGCGTGAGGCCGCGCGGGAGGTACGGGGCGAGCACGGTGCGACAGGTTGCGTCGAAAAGGCTGCTCATGCTGCACCCCCGACGCGATCCCGCCCCGCATCCGTGATCTGGTACACGTCGCCCTCGCGCCCACTCCGCAACTTCCGCGTGCCGATGACCTGCACCTGGCCGAGCCGCACCAGCCCGTTCACGCGCGGGCAAACCGTCTGCGTCAACAGGCCCGTGGTGTCCTCGATGTCTTCTCGCGTTGCACCGTTCGCCCACCGTGGCGCGGCGAGCATCTTGAGGATCATCGACTCGCCGGTGGGCTTGCCGTGGTTGCGGTCGATCGCGCGTGCTGCGGCCTTGCTTGTCGCGGTGCCGTTGTGTGGGGCGTACTCGACTCGGCCCGAGAACGTCGTCCGTGCGGCGAAGAGGGTGCCTTGTGCGTTGGTGGCGGATTTCACTTGCGCACCTCCGTTCCACGAAACACCACGATGCAGGACGGGAACGGCGCGCCGGTCGTCGCTGTGCCGAACTTGAGCCGCCCACGAATGAACCGGATCTCGCTGGCCTTCAACGCGAAGTCGTGCCACCAGCGGGTACAGGTGCGAGCAGGCACCAGAAGAACGATGGTCTTTCCCGCCGCCGCTTCTAGCGACGCCTTCTCCATCCACGGATAGATGTCGCTGTACGGCGGATTCACAAAGCAGGGCGACTGCCACTCGCGCAGCAATCCGTTCTCAGTTCCCTTCAATGGGCACGGGTCGTCAACGAAATGGAACTCGGCATTCAGCCCGTCGTAGACCGCTGCCGGAGTTGCCCAGTCATCCGACGCGCTGCTGAACAGCACGCGGCTGAACTGTCGTTCTTTCGTCTGCGAGTCCATTCGCTGCTCCTTGAATGAGACGGGCACGCTTTCACGCCGCCGTCTCGAATCCCCCTCACCTCGCGGCGGGGGAGGTGCCAATCGGTTCACGTTTGGTTGCTTCCAAGAACGCCACGCTGAGCGCGACCGCTGGCCCGACGATTCAGGGCTTGCAGGGCCTTGTTGATGTGTTCGATTGCCTCCGCGTTCTCCGAACAGTTGAACCGCGAGTTCTGGAAGAAGGCCAGCCGTTGCATCGCTGCCGTGAGCAAGTCTTCCACGAACGCGCCGTTCGCGGGTTGCAGTGTGCCGTTGTCGTCTTTGCCACGCGGCCCGTCCTGAAACGCCACCGAGAAGCCGATTCCGTGGGCGTACCCGCTGCTCGGGTTGCCGTCCTTGTCCACCCAGTTTCGGCAGCGAAGGACGTTGCTCTGCCCCGACTGCACGACCGTCTGGCATCCGACATACGAGATCGAACCATGAAAACCTTCCATGAAACCCTCCTGCGGCCTCGCCGCGAATCTGAATCCCCTGCCGTCGCTGTCGCGCCGACAGGAACCGCGTGCCTAAACCCACGCGCTGCCGGTCAACGCGACCGGCTTGAAACCCCCGCGCCGCAACAAGCGCCGCGGGAGGGATGAGACCGACGGGAAAGGTGTGGCGAACCCGTCGGACTGCGGCGCGTCACCTTTCGACGACGCACAACGCGAGGAGAACTCAGAAGCCGTCGCCGCCGATTCCGCCAGCGGCGACAGCACGAGGAGAGAGGCAAGCCGACGCGGGGGAGGTGTCCGCCCGCGCCAGCCGTGGTGTCAGCCGGGGAACTCGTCGGGCTCGCTGTTCGGCGATGCGCCGTTCAGGATGTCGTCACCTTGCGGCGCCGCCGCGTCCGGCGATGCCGGTCGCACTCGCACGCACGGCACCATTTCCTTCTTGAGCTTGGTCTTCGTGGGGTACAGCGTGATCCGCTTCCCCACCCACGACTTTGCCTCTTGGCCGTGGATGCTGGCGATCATCGTCGCGTTCGTTTTGTTGCACACGAGCTTCTTCTGCTTGCCCCTGAACCCGATCAGGAAACTCCGCTTGGTCGCTCCGCCTTCGACGCGAAGATCGTCGGTGCCAACCGAGTCGATCTCCACGACAGCATCGCGCCCTTGCAGGTCTTCCGCGCACAGGTAGTTGCTCGGGAACAACAGCCGTCCTTCAAGTGTGGGCCGTGTCACAGTGAGCCTTCCTCTTCGCCGCCGAACACGCTCTCGCCGCCGAGCGTGATCGACATTGCTTCGTCTCGATTGACCGCCCACTCGGGCAGTTCAAGCGGCACAACTTCGTCAGAGCGCCCAGGCCACAAGCCCGTACGCTCGCAATACGCGTAGTTCTGGAGCAGGCTGACAGCCTCGCGCTCGCCCTCGCGGAGCATCGACGGGGCCAGCTCGTAAGGCACCACGTCAAAAGGAGGCTTGTCCTCGACCGTGAGCAGGATGAACCGATCGCGGTTGAAGATCTTGCGGTAGATGTACGACTGGATGTGGTAGCCGAAGACCATGACCGCTTTGGTGAACGCGCCCAGGTCGCCGCACCGGACCTTCTTCACGTCCACGATGCCATCGCCGGTTTCGAGAATGTCGCAGCGGCCTTTGCATGCCACGCCCTCGATCTTGTCCACAGCCGAGACTTCGACACGGCCCATGTCCGCCGCGATCTGCTTCGCCCATGCGTGCTTGCGGATCGAGCGGATCATCCCGGACAGCTTCGCGTAGTTCTCAGCGGTCAGGATGATCTTGTCCGCGTGATCGGCACGGAACGCTTCCCACTCCGCGCCGCGACGGGCACCGTTATCCCACAGCACCACGCGCTCGGGCATCAGGTGAGGCTCCAGAAACGCCGTGTGCAGGGCCGATCCGAGCAGCATGTCGTCGGTGGGCTTCTTCACGCGCTCGCCGTCGATCGCTGCTCGCAGGTGGGCGGAAGAGTCCTTGCCAGCCTTCAGCGTGGACTGCGACATGAACGGCCACGCCAAATAGTCGGCGAATGACACGTTGTCGTAGAGCTTGCCGTGTTCGATCGTGCGTGGTTCCATTACCGTCCCCTCCCAATGTGAAACGCCCTCGGATGCAGACACGCGACCAACAGGCCCACGGCGAGCAGCATCGCGGAGACGCTGCCGACGATGAGCGAGAGCTGGTAGAGGCTCACGATGCCACCGCCATTCGCTGCTTCCGGCGCGTCACTTCGCCTTCGAGGTCCGACGCGATCTCGTCAAGCTCCGACGCGACAAGCACGTCGCCCATCTCGTCGTCAATGCGCTGTTCCTCGCGGTCAGCGAACGCCCGCACGAACTTCGCGAGCTGGGCCTCGTCGTTGTCCGCCATCTCGCCGATGAGGACGTGGCGAACGTGACGGATCGCACGGGCGTAGATCACGACCTCCTCGCCGGAGTCGCTCATCGCCTTCGGATCAAGAGCGGTGACGGCCAGGGCGAGCACCGTCTCCAGTGCTTCGCAGTCAAGTGCAACCTTGCTCAGCGTTTCCTTGACAGCGGCAGGCGCGAGCGTGCGTGCAGCCTGCGTCTCGTCGATTCGCTTCACCCAAGCGGCGTGCTCAGCCTTACGCTGCTCGGCCGCATCGACGACCGGAGCGAACGCGACCTTGAGCGCGTTGCTCAGGTGCGACACCTTCGCCACTTCCGCAGCGTCCGCCGCAGCCTTGCACGCGCGGCAGATCGGGATGAGAGCCCCGCTCGCCATGCGTCCCTGCGGGCCAACCTTGCCACACTCGCGGCAGAGGATCGACTCGGCGACGATCTCGGCAGCGTTCGCGGCAGCGTTGTGGTTCTCGATCTCGACCAACTCGCGGGCCTGAGCCGCAGTCGCCGCAATCGGATGCCCCGCCGCAATCGCTTCGGCAAGACGCTGGGAGCCGGGATGGATACTGTTCATCTGCATCGGGTTACCTCCGGTGTTGAGCGGGTCGCGTGTACAAGACGCGGCCCGTTCGCGTTTTGGAAACCAGCCCCACGCCTCTCGACGCAGGACCGGCGCGTGTGAGATCAGGTGGCTTTCGCCGCGTCGCGCTGCTGATTGGCTTGGTTGTTCAGGAACTCACGCAGGTCCGCGATTCGGAACACGCGGCGTCCGAGGACATGAACGCTGCGCACGGAGCCGTCCTTGGCTCCGCGACGCAGAGAGGATTCAGACACGCCGAGGAACCGCGCGGCGTCGCGGTAGTCCAGAGCCGCCGGAGCGACTTCGGTGACGCGGGGCATGCTCACGCCGCACCTCCGGCAACGCGATTGCCCTGCAGGTTTGGACGACGACGATGAGCGCCGAGCAGCATGCGTTCCTGCGTTTGCTCGCCGAGCCGGTTCCACGCTTCCCACATCGCCGCGACGACAACTGGGTTGGGAACTCGGAAATCGCGGGCGGTCTTGCGAATCGCCTCATGCTCCGGCAGGTAGGCCTGCACGTTCTTGTGGGGGGTGGGTGACGCCTTGGTCATACCCACAGAATATCGACAGAATCGAGCCTCGTCTAGTCAAAGTCTAGCAAAAATCTAGCGTCTAATCGCAAGTCTAGATATTGCCTAGCATTATTGCATGGTCCAGATTGTGGAAAACGTCACGCCGTATCTTTGGGTCTTGGACATTGGCACCTACATCCGAGAACGCCGAGACGCGCTGGGCATGTCGGCGGCTGAACTGGCCAAGCTGGTGAACTTGTCCACTGGAGCTATCACCAGTCGGGAGCGGGGCGACACGCGCATCAGGCTCGCGGAGCTTCCGCGACTGGCAAAGGCGCTGAAACTCAAGGCCTCCGATCTCGAAAGCGTGCTAGCCTCTGGGCCGAAGCCGCGAATACCGATTATCAATCGCACCGCGGCAGGCCAGCAAGTCGATAACGCGGAGTGGAGTGTGGACAGTCGATTTGGGTATGCGTACACGGACGTGGATGTCCAGACCGATCTGGAAAACGTCTTTGCCTTGGTGGTGGACGGGTCGAGCATGGCCCCGACGCTAAACCAGAATGATCTCGTGATCGTGCGGAACATCCCGCCGGACGCCGACAACATGCCCGCGCCCGGATCTGTGGTCTACGTCCGGCTCGGGGCGGATCATCCGCGTCCGGGCGGAATGCTCTGCCGTTGGTATCCTCAAGAGGGCGGGTCGCTCCTGCTGCGGAAGGACAACGCCGCGTATCCGCCGCAGGTCGTGCCCCGCGAGCACGTCGAGCAGTTCGGCGTCGTCATTCAGCACCGGAGGCAGTTGCCTCCCATGTAGGTGGGTCCATGCCAAGCTTTGCTGTCACATGTGCCGACCGCCAAACCGGCCGCGAGTACCGAATCCTGACCCAAGCGCCCGACAAGGCCGCTGCAGCCCGCACGGCAGCAGAGGACGGGCACCTTGCGGGGGAGGTTGTCCAGGTTGCCGACCACGTAGACGACCCGGGCACCGTGGTGTCGGAACTAGAACAGCTCCGAGCCGAGGTCGTTGGGCTGCGTGAGGACATGCGAGCCGCGCTGCAGATCAAGCGGATACACGGAGGCCTGCAGTACCGCGTTATGTGGGGCATGATCCTGTTCGTGCCGGTGGGCTTCTTGCTGTTCGGCGGCCTCTGGTTCGTCATGCAGATCGTCAACGAAGTCATCGCCAACCGGCAATAGCCCGTGCCCTTCATCTACCGCAAACTCCGGCGACTGCCAATGCCGGGCGGGGCACGCCCATCCACGCGCCGGGGCGTCCGGGGCGTCGAATGGGTCACACCCTCGGGCGACCAACGCTGGGCCAAGCTCGCCGCCGATGGCAAGCGGCTTGAGGTCCGAGACGAGAACTGGACGATTCAGTACACCGACGCGAGCGGGAAGAAACGCGAGCAGAGCGCGGGAACCCCCAGCCGCACCGGGGCCGAAGAGATCGCCGCGGCACTCGTGCTCAAGGTCGCTCGGCAGAAGGCGGGCGTACACGATGAGCGAGACTCGAGTCTGGCCACGCACTCGCGCACGTCGATTGAGCACCACCTGACCGGCTCGGGAAACACGATCGGGTACCTTCAGCACCTCGCCGACAAGGACGATTCCGCCCGCTACGTCCGCGACACCAAAGCCCAGATCCAGCGGGTGCTGACAGCCGCGAACATCCGCACGCTGGCCGACTTCGAGTCCTCCCGCGTCTCCCGCGCCGTGGCCTCCCTGCGCGACGACGACAAGCCGCTGTCAGGCCGAACCCGCAACGGCTACATCCGGGCGTGCAAAGCGTTCTCGACCTGGCTCTGGCGTCGGAAGCGAACGCGCGAGGATCAACTGCGGGATCTGGACATGGTCAGGACCGAGCCGACGCGGAAGCTGCGGCGCCGTGCCCTGACGCCGGCGGAGTTCGACAAGATCAAAGCCGCGGCGGAAGCGTCCGAGGTGGTGGTCATCGGGCAGATCGCGTCCGGGGGGAAGCGGCGTCTGTCGCTCCCCCACCGCGTGTGGGCGTACCGACTGGCAGCAGCGACGGGCCTGCGTGCGAACGAGATCGGGACGCTCACGCGGGTGTCGTTCGACTTCAAGGCCTGCACGGTGACGGTGGAGGCGGGGTACTCCAAGCGCCGGCGGCACGACGTTCAGCCGCTGCCGAGCGAGTTCGCGGCCGAGCTGCAGGCGTGGATCGAGAGCATGCCCAAGCGGGCGGCGCTGTTCCCGGGCAGCAAGCGATGGGGAGCGGCGTTGAAGGCAGACGCGAGAGCCGCCGGGGTGCCGGTCAAGACGGCCGAGGGCTCGATCGACTTTCACTGCCTGCGCCACACCTACGCGACGCGGGTCGCGGCAACGGCACCGGATGTGAAGACGGGCCAGAGCCTGACGCGGCACTCGTCGCCGTCGCTGTACTTGAACGTGTACGCGAAGGAACAGGCCAAGGCGAGGACGGCCACCGTAAACGCCATGCCGTCCGTCTAGCCCGTGGTCTAGTCGGTTCCCGACATTCGGTGCGCCAGATGGGGCCTGCTGGCGAAAGTTGAGGGGGTGGCAGTCCTAGACCAACCCGCACGCGGCGGGCCTGATTCCTCGGACGATTCGCGGAAAACCCTGCGAATCAAGGGGCAAAAGGCCGGGGTGGGATTCGAACCCACGAAGCTTGCGCAACGGATTTGCAATCCGTCGCGGCGTTCCCGTGCGCCTTGCGGGACAAGGACTTACGAGCGGGCCGGAATCCGTCTAGTCTGTGGTCTAGCGGAAAACGCCGTCTAGGGCCACTTGCGCAGCGTCTTTTCCGGCAGGATCATCCGCCAGACGCTCACGCCCTTCTCTGGCTCCATCTCGATCTCGTACAGCTCCTCGGGCTCGAAGCCGCACGCGACCAGAATGGCGAACTCACGATCCAGCCGGGCCTGCTCCTCCTCAGTCCGGTCGGGCGGCGTCACGCCTCTCGATCCTCGCGGCGTCGGAAGGTGGGTCCGGGGCTCGCGGCGTCGATCGTGTGGTTGCTCGGAATCGGTAGCCATTTGCGAGCCTCCTGCCACCAGGGCGCTGAGTCGTCCCATCCGTTGCCGCCTTCGACGGCATACCCGAACTTGTTCCGCTCGGCAGGCACCAGCCCCTTGCGGCCGTACAGGTTGCTGCCCCACCAGATCTCGGAGTCAGCCAACCGCCGCGACAGGCCAATCATGTCCGCGATGTGCGGCGGCTCCATGATGTCGAAGCGGAGCGCGGCCACGTCGTAGGACTGCGGGTATCGCTCCCAGAGGACGGACAGCAGACGCTTCTCGGGGTAGAGCCTGCGAGCCTCGGCGGCGAGCCCTTCCACGCGGCGGGTGTTGGCACGCTGATCGGAGTAGCAGCGGTAGAACGAGACGGCGGCGGCGTCGAACAGGTTGCCGATGCCGTTGGGTGCCCCGGGATGCGGCTCGATGTACACGGCCTCGTTGGTGTCGCGGTAGGCCCGTAGCCAGGCGTCGCCGTTGTCGGCGTTGAAGGTGCCGACGAGAGACTGGTACGTCACGATCGTCGCGGACGGGCACGCGGCACGGACGAGGTAGACGGTGCGGGAAATCGCCGCGGCGAACCGGGCGCGATCGGCGTGCGGCGCGAGGTTGCGGCCGGACCAGTCGATCATCCGGTGCAGCCACGGCTCAAAGTCGAGCATGACCAGCGACCCGGGCGGAATGCGGCCACCGGCGGCGAACGCGCCGGCGGCGTTCACGCGTGCGTCGGCAGCAGCCCCGGCGTACCAGCCGGTGCCGATGTAGACCATCGGCCGCATGCCCAACGCGTGCGCGGGCGGCTTCTGGCCGTCCTGCCCCGGGGCGCGGGCGGCTGAATAGTCCATCGAGTCGAAGGATTCGAAGGGCATGGCTACACCTCAGCCTCGTGCTCTGGCTGCTCGTCGGGGTCGATCCACTCGAGCGGGGCGGGGTACTCGGTTCCCTCTTTGATCGTCGGCCACGGGAGCATGCCCACCTCCTGCGAAGCGATAGACGGTTTCGAGCCGAGGTACGCCGTTGATCTGAGTCCTGACAGAGCGGCCGATGACAACACGACCGTCGCGGATGAGGGGCCGCAGCTTCTCCCGCACCGACGCGCACCGGCTTCGCGTCGGCTCCTGGCCCAACGCCTCCACCATCTCGGCCACGGTCGCGCCGTCGTCGCCGGCGTGGTTCTGGGCGAGCGCCTTCCGCAGTTCGGCAATGTCGAGCGTCGGTTTCATGGCTTGGGCCTGTACAGGTTCCGGTGCACGGTGGGAAGGTCGAAGGGATCAGACACCCGCGAGTAGTCGAGCACCACGCCGCCGACCATGATGCCGCGCTGGGCCGCGGGAACGACCTTGTGACCGTGGCGGGTGAGAAGCTGCCACGCGGGTAGAACGACCGCCATGCCGCAGCCGTCGTCATAACTGCCGTAGGTGTGGCGGTGCGAGCGGACGACCACGCGGGGGATGGGCGTCCCGGCGCCAGCGGCTTCGGCCTGTTCCTCGATGAGCTGAATCGAGAGCTGAGAGCCCTTGAGTGCTCGGCGCGAGGTCGCGGGGATGTGGTGGCGGAACGAGGTGAGACAGCCGCGGACGTTGATGTCCCACCAGTCGGGCGCGAAGTTGTCGGTGTCGGGGCAGCGCCGGGCCTTCAACTCGGCCGCGATGTCCTCTTCATCGTCGCGGGTGTGGCATTCGGTGCCCTTGACGACGTAGACCTCGGACGCCCGCGCCGCCAGCGGCCGGAGCAGTTCGAGAGCAATCCGCCTCTGCACCTTGACCGCCGCGGATACCAACTGGTGCCCGCCGTGGTGGTTGCCCTCGAGCACGTCGCCGTTGACCAGCAGAGCGAACTTGCGGCGACCGACGACGGCCGGGACGTACTCGTCCGTGAAGTGCTCCCAGCATCGGGTAAGCCATCGCTGCACGCGCGAGGCGTGGATGGTCAGATCGTACTGACCGGCGATCTCGTCAGGGCATGGGGCGAAGGCGCTCCCGGCGTGGATGTCACCCACCGAGACGACATAGGAAACGTCCGTCTTCGCCGTCGCCATGCGTCACCCCGTGAGTTTCGTCCAAGCGTCCTTGAGAACCACGATGCAGCCGCAGCCGGAGAACTGGCGAACGAAGGCCCAGACGCCCCGCGATGGCTTGCCCGCTCGTTTGCGTTCGCGGTGCATCTGCCACGCGAGCACGATCCGCCGGTGGAACGGGACGCCGTAGAACGCGATGCCGCGGAAGTGCCAGCGACCGATGGCAAACTCAAGATCCCAGACGTGCGTTCCGTCGTGGCGTAGGCCGAGGTACTGGCACGCGGCGCGGTCGCGGTCGTGCATGGTCCCGCCGCAGCAGCTCACGAGAACATCTCCGCCAGAGCCGAGAGCGACGCGGGAGGAGCGTCACCAGCACCGCACGCGGGGCCACAGCCTTTGGTGTCCTCGTGCAGCCACCGTTCTTGGCCGCTCCACGTTTCGCTGCCGTCGAACAGTGCCCGCGTGACTGAGAACGCGATGCGATCGCACGCCACAGTGACGGTTCCGCCGGTCGCGGGGTTGCCTGGATTGACGACAGCGGTTCTGATGTACGGCCGGAGCGTCTGCTCCAGCGTGGCGAAGTTGAGAACGAAGTCTGCGTTCGGGTCACTGGTGATGTACCAGCCGTTGATGAACGTCGCTGGCGTCACCTGCAGCGTGAGTCCTCGTTCGTTGTCGTTGATGATCGTGTAGGGGTTGCCGAAGGGGTCGATGTAGTTGCCAACGGAACGCTCGAGCCATCTCACCACGACTTGCCCACCGCCGACAATCAGGGTTTCGTCCCAGTTCACGGACGAGTTTCTGGTCAGTTCGTAGCTCGTTCCCTCAAACACGCCCGACGTGAAGCTCGAATAGGTCAGCGAGCCCACGTTCCGCACGATGTCGCCGGTCGTCGCCCGAGGCAGGCAGCACAACTGCGAAGGCAGCGTCACCGACACGCCGCCGGGCTGCGTGGGGCTCACGTTGAAGCCGACGTTGTTGTAGCAGTCGCCGCAGGTGCAGCAGTTCGGCAAAATGCCAGCCGCCACGTAGGTGTTCGCCGTGCTCGTCACCACGGGCATGCCCGGACCAAAGCGGGCACAGACCGCGCCGACGTTGGTCGCGGCCGAGGCGACGACGCACGGCACGTTTGCGGGGCTCTCGCTGCCGTAGGTGGCGAGCAGGTACGCCCGGATCGCTGCCACCGCCAGCACGATCGGACGGTTGGGTGACACGCCATCTTTGCACGGCGTACCAACAATCCAGCCCGAGGTCGGCCACGTTTCGCCGGTGCTGCCGCACCCGCACGACGGACACGCCCCCGCCGCATTCGTGACGCGCACGCCTCCAGACGAGCCGACGCGCACGCCGCCGTTGGTGCTGACGAGGACGCCGTTAGCCATTTCAGGCGAACCGGGGGCCGCTGCCGGTGGTGTTCTGGGTCGTGATCGTGTACGCCGCACCAGAGCGCGGGCGAATGATCGTCAGGCCGGGGCCGACGTTGCCGGTCGCAATCGTGATGTCCTGGGCAAGCTCGGACAGATCCAGCGTGCCAGCCTGGGCATTCAGGGTCGTGATGTTGCCGCCCTGCTTGATCTTGAGCACGCCCGAGCCGCCGAGGTTCACAGTCGTCGGCGTGCAGGTCGTGCTGTCGATCAGCAACTGGCCCGCGTAGACGTTGGCCGTGGTCACGTCGCGGTTCAGGTTGCACGAGCCGCCGTTCAGGGTCACGGTCGTCGCTGCCGTGCCGCCCTTGTCGAGGAAGGTCACGCCGCCGGTCTGGCTCAAGGTCGTCACAGCCGCCGAGTCCGAGCAGAGCAGCGTGCCAGCCGAGACGATCGCCGTGGTGATCAGACAGGCCGTGGCGGACACCTGGCCGTTCTGGGCCGGGTTGACCTGCAGTTCGTTGATCGTGCCCGCGCCCGCGTTGCTGGTGATGCGGATGACCTGGCCGGACCACTCGAGGATCATCTTGCCCGTGGCGGTGCGGTTGCACTCGAAGTCGAGCGCCGAATCCGCGATGTCGCCCATGAATCCCGGCGTGGCGTGGAACAGCAGCAGGTCGATGGTCGGATTGGACAGGCCCGCGGTGTACGCGTCCTTGCCCTGCGTGAGCCGGACGGTGTCGCCGTCAGCGATCGCTCCGCCAGCGATAGAGGTGATCAGGTTGGGGTCGCGGACGGTATTGGTGAACGTGGCCATAGCGGCCCTCCGTGTCTAGGGGTCGTGGTGGGTGGATTGGTGGTCAGTTGGTCAGGAGCCGATGACGCGGAAGCCGCCGCCGGTGCCTTCCTCAAAGCCGCCGGACAGGATGCGGTCCTCTTCGGTGGCGGGCTGCGTGGCGTCCGATTCGATCGTGATCGTGATCGTGGCGTAGGAGCCTGCAGCCTCGGCAGCGCCCGTGTTGGTCACAATCTCGATCTCAGAGACGCCTTCCATCTCGATCGACGAGAGCGACACCGAGCCGCCGCCGGCTGCGATGGTCTTGGCCGTGGCGAACCCGTAGGACGACGGGCCGACGACGCGGTTGACGACGAGCGTTCGCGTGGACCACGAGCCGGATTCCTTGAACGCCGCAACCGTCATGGCCTTGGCGGTCGGAACCTTGACGCGGATGAACTCGCGCGTGGCAACGCTGAGATCAAAGCGGTTGAATCGCTGGGGTTGACGTGAGATCGGGTTGGCCATGTCAGGAGCACGCCTCGTGGAAGACGGTTTCGCCCTCGGACCCGCCGGGCAGCAGGACCAGCTTCGCGGTGATGGCGCCCTCGGCGTTGCGGTCGCGGAGGATGTAGCAGAACGAGCCGACAGCCGCGGGCCGGATCTTGGTGAACGCCGTATCTGCGCCCTTCACCGGACGCCCGTAGGACGGGGTCGCGTTGGACAGAATCGCGTTGTCTTCGAAGATGCCCTTGACGGTGTACAGGACGTTCGCGGGCAAGTCGGGATCGCCGCCGGTCTTGGCGGTGATGCGGGCCGGGATGAACCAATCCGGCGACTGCGACAGCATCAGGTGCAGGCCGTCGTCGGTCCATTTGCCAGACAGCCCGGGTCCGGTGGTGATGCGGAGGGCGCGCAGCAAGCCGCGGACGATGCCGTTGTGGTGCTCGGCGCGGATGCCGTCGCCTGACTGAACTGGAGTGCCAATCTGCGGCATTACCAAAGTCCTGTAAACGGCGTCGCGCGGTAGAGCTGCACGGCGCCGAGCGTGCCGGTCGGCTTGCCGTCCTTGTCAATGATCGCCCAGCGGTAGTAGAAATCGACGGCCAGCTCGAGTTGGTGCTTGATGAGAATCGCGTCGGGCCGAATCTCGGGCTCAAAGCCCATGTACAGAGCCTGTTTCGGCTGCAGGCTGACAGCGTTGACCGTCCCGAGCGGTGCGGGGAGCGTGATCGCGTCCGAGTTCAGCGCCTTGTCAGACGCGAGCGCGATAAGCGTGGCGTAGGGGATGCTGTAGTTCAGGGGCCGGAAGTCGTAGACGGTCGCGGTGATCCGCCCGACCTGCTTCGGCATGGGCTTGCCGTTGTTGATCGGCCCATCGACCGTGATGTTGTTGGCGATGTCGGTGAAGTAAGCATCCATGACGATGCCGGAGTCGTTCACGCCTGCGCCGACCTCGACGCTTTCGTTGCCAACGGCGATGACAGTGTGCTTGACGCCCGGCGGCTGGACTTCCTTGACCTCGCCGGACCACTGGTAGTTTCGCTCGGTGTACTCGACGTAGACCGTGGTGACGCCGCCGACGCCGTTCGCGTCGTCCTTGCCGCCCTCGACCACCGTGCGGCGAGAGGTGACGACAAGACCGGGGCGACCGGCGGAGTAGGCCGCGCCCATCTGCGGCACGCCCGCAACATCCAAAGCCGCGAGTTCGTCGCGGGTCTGGACGCGGTACTTGGCCTGTGCGCGCAGACCACCGCCGAATGAGTCGGAGATTCCGCACTCACGATCGAAGATTCGTCGGACTGATGGGGGCATGGGTTACTTGTAACTGGCGAGTGAGTAGCGAGGGTCGGTCAAGCGATTGGCGACGACGGACAGATCGCGGGATGCCTTCTCAAGATTGCTGTCGATGCTCTGAATAGACCGCTGCAGCGACTGCGTCTCAAGGCTTCCCTGCTGGCGGAGTGTGGAACCACCGACGCCAACGGACTGGAAGCCGCCGCGGGCCGCAGCCTGTGCAGACGACAGAGCACGCTGGTCGATCGACTGGCGTTCGGCAGCATCGGCGGCGGACAATGCCCCGAGCGCCCGATTGCGGTCGGTGTCGCTGAGGTAGTCGGCACCCTCGATCTCGCGGCGCATCTTGGCCGAGCGTGCGGCCTGCTCTGCCAGTTCGGCCTCTCGCGTTCGTCCCTTTTCCTTCAGCATCTGGACGCGTCGGGTTTCGAGCTGGTCAGACAGACCGAGGCGGCTTTCCGCCTTCTGCTTCTCGTCTGCCATGAACTTCTCTTCAACGTCGTCCTGAGCGCTGCGCATCTTCTCTGCCCGCTCGCGTTCGCTCTTGTCCTTCCACGCGGCAACGGCCTGATTGGCGGCACCGTTGATGGCCGCAATCTGGATCTTCGCGTCTTCCTTGATCTTCTGCTGCATCGCCTCCACCGTGACCTCGTCGGCCCCGATGGCTTGGTTGTAGATTTCCAGGGCGGCTTTGCCCAGGAAGCTCTTCTTCTCCAGCTCGATCATCGCCTCGTCGCGCTTCTTGATGATCTCGTCGATGCTCTTGCCCGCGTCCGCTCGGATCGACTGCGGCCCCTCGGCCTGCCGACCCATGAACCCGTCGCGGCGCTTGTTCATCGCCTCGACCGCCGAGCGGCCCATCTGGTTGATGGCGTCCGACGCGGAAACGGCCTTCTCCCGAACGTCGTCCAGTTGGGTGATCAGGCCGACCGCGAAGTTGGCGACGCTGATCACGCCCAAGCCCTTCATGATCTTGGACACCTGCCCTGCCGTCCGGCCAATGGACGACATGCGGCCGTCGATGCGGCTCATCGCGCTCTGGAACTGCGCATCATCCGCCGAGATTCGCGTCATCAGGTCAGCCATTGGATTCCCCCAGGGCTTCGAGATACCGACGCTTGCTCAGCTTGACGATGCCGCCGCCACCGGACTTCACCGCGGCGATGGCGCTGGCCATGACCTTGTGACGCTTCTCGACGATGCTCGCGTGCGCCTCGGTGTTGTGGACCTCGACGATGGTCCGGGTCCGCGTCTGGCGGATGCGACCGCGACCGATGTAGACCTTGTACCGAACCGACGCCCGACGACCGCCGAAGGCGTTGATGACGATCGCGTCATCGGTCTGCTCGAATCGCCGCAGCTCAAGCTCGGCCCGGTTGCGGTTCTTGAGGATCTTGCGGTAGTACGGCTCATCGGTGCGGCCCGCAGCCTGATACTGGTTGTCGCGGAGGGTCCAGTACGCGGCCTCTTCTGCCAGCCGGGGCACCAGACGATCGGCGAACTTGCTGCGTTTGGTCTTGATTGGCACCAACGGCCCGACGCCGGCGCGGTTCGCGGCCTCGGCCAGATTCTTCTTGAACCGGCCGGTATCGACCGGGGCGTTGTTGTACGCGATGCGGCAGACAGAGCGGGCGTTCTCGATCGTCGCCACGCGACGCGCGTACACCCGCCGCGAGAGGATGCGCTGATAACGCGCGTCCCATCGGGATTTGTCCGCGTTGAGCGTGATCATCAGAGTCCCGCGATGCCGACAGCCGCCGCCGCGATTCGCATCTTCTCGTTCTCTTCCTGCCGCCGGACCAGTTCGTTGGCGAGCATCATCGCCCGCTTGCCCGCGTCCAGACCGTCAATCCAAGCGATCGGATCGCCGACGCCGAACCGTTCCGCCGCCGACAGCAGCAAACCCGTCTCGGTGTTGTCGTAGTCCTCGGGGATGCGAATCTCGGGGGCAACGTCTGCCGAGCCGTCACGCTCGACCACGAGCACCCGAATCGCTTCCTTGACCATCGCCACCGTGCCGAGCTGGTCGATCGCCTCGTGCAGCAGCCGCACGTCGGCGTCGGTCATCTTGTCGCGGAGCTGCTTCGTCGCGTCCACCAGCCAGCCGTTGTCGGTGACGGCGTCGCCGGAGGCCGGGAACGGGCGCCCGTCCTCGAGCACAAGCCCGATGCCGATCGCCACCTCGGCCAGCATGACGTTCGCATACCACCGGCGGAGAGCCCGGTTGTAGATCACGTCGTCCGGTCGCTGGATCGGCGGGGCGTTGCTGCCCTTGGTCGGGTCGGGACCGAAGGGCGGGGCAGGACGGGGAAAACAGTCCTGCACCGCCTCGTGTTCGGAGACGCGAAGCGCCCGGATGGTCACGGTGCGATCGGAGTCCAGCCGAACCGGCCGGGACGCGATCTTGCTGGCGATCGTGGCAAGTGTGGTGGTCATATTCACGAGAGAGGGGCGACATACGCGCTGATGGTCGGGGCGGCTTCGAAGTCGGTCAGGTCCAGGTCAAACTCGTCGAACGAGCTTCCGGCCTTGACCGAGATACCGCCCTCGGCCTTCACGGCGCAGTAGCGGAAGCGGTAGAGCTTGCCCGCCGACGCGCCCGCGAAGTTGGGGATCTCGATGTAGATGTCGTGCAGCTTGCGATTGCCGTCCGCCGGCGAGTTGTCGATCGTGCTGAACCACTGCTCGACCTGCGTGGAACCGACCGACGCGGTGCCCCAGACCTTGATGCGGAGCTGCGTGGGCTTGGCGTCGCCGTTCTGGGGAGTGGTCAGGTCGCCGACGTTCGTCTCGTGCAGGATCTCGCGGAGCCCGGGCGTGTACTCAAACCATGAGTTCGGGCGAAGATTGCTGATGCTGATGTAGTCCGTGCCGTTCTTGATGAGGATGCGGGCGTTGGTCGCGTCACAGCGACTCTTGGCGGTGTTGACGGTGGTGACTGCCATGTGAAAGCCTCCAAATCGCGGCGGGTCGTCCGTCGCGTTGGTGTGCGGGTGTGGTGAACGTGATCAGGGAGCGACGAGCGACGCGCCAGAGGTCCGGCGAGCCATTCCAGTGCCTACCAAACGGAACAGACCAAACGGGCCGTCCTGTGCGTCCGTGTCGCTGCCAGCGGCCTCGACTTCGCGTGAGATGCGGTGGATCTGCACTTCGTGCCCAGTGGACGCGTCGTACAGACGCTGTTCGTTGAATGCGGTGGCGATCTCCATAGCCATCCGCGTGACAAGGTTGATCGCAGCCTCTTGGGCGGTCGCGCCGACGACGCCGACAATCTCAAACTCCACGTCTGCCATGTCCTCGGCCTCGTCCGCCATGACGCGGTCGTGCGGAGACACGGACAGCCGGATCAGTTCGGCCGCGACGTTGCCGAGGTCGCGTTCGGGCTCGCCCAGCACGCGGACAACCGGGTCCACGGTGTTGAGCTGCCCTACCAGCAGCTTCAGAACGATGGAATCGTCGATGATCGCCGCAGCCATATCAGGACTCGTTCCGCTTAAATCGGGCCGTGATCCGCCACGCCAGGTCGTTGGCGTCGGTTTCGATGTTGGTGACGCTCAGGGTGAACGTGTCCGGGCCAACGGTGTCGCTGATCTGGTCGTTGCGGTCGGGCACCACGGACGCCCCCAGATCGGACTTGCGGAGGGTGTAGACAAACTCTGTGACAGCCCCGCGGCCAACGTCCTCGGAGCGGCCCGGAGAGCGGATTGCCGCGACGGAGATGGTCGCGGTCGTCGTGTACCCGCGAGTCATCGTGGCCGTGTTGATCGACCCGCCGGGCGTCCGCTTGTAGTAGGTGATCGTGCGCCCGAGGTCGCCGATCGCCTCCTCCATCATGTCCGAGATGTCAGAGTCGAGCGCGCCCACTCAGGTGTCCTTCTGGATGAGGAAGTTCGCACCGCTGCCGGAGCCCAGATCGGTGTCGAACAGGATGCCGTCCGCGTTGCCGAGGTCGGGGAACCAGACCGAGGCCTGCGTGTTGTTCGCGGGCGAGTAGACCACCGCACCGGACGACAGGCCGAACGCCGATTCGAGGGCCGTCAGGTACGAATCCTTCGACACGCTCACGGTGTCCGCAAGTCGGTCGCTGCTGCCGAACAGGGTCGATCCCGAGGCACCGTCGCCGGTCGCGTTGCCGAGCGTGACGGTCAGCGTCGCCAGCAGATGGACCTCGCAAGGGCCGTTGAAGCCGGCCTCGGAGGTGCAGTGCACGGCGTAGACGCGGGTGGTGAACGTGTCGTTGTCGGCACCGCGGCCGAAGGGCACGATGCGGACGCCGCGGGCCGGGGACGCGGTCGCGGTGTCGCCGACGCGCCCGAGCGGGACCACCCGCAGATTGGCGTTGACGGCGGTGATCGCGGCCAGGCTGTCGAACTGGCCATCGGCCGGGACGGTCAGGGCGTAGGCGGTCGTGACCTGACCGGCGCCGGGCAGGTATCGGGAGAGGCGTTCAACGTGAGTTCCCATGTCTGCATCCTTCTCAATCGGTGCGGCGCGACCGCGAAGGCTGCGCCCGCCGGAGGTGTCAATCTGGTCAATGATCGGAATAATCGCCGCGCACTTGGTGTTGGTGTCCGTCCAGGTCGTTCCGTCCGGCGACGCGGTGTACATGAACACGTCGGTACTCGCGGTATCAAAGAACACGTTTCGCTGGCCGCTGGTCGTCCACTCCATGCAGTAGAACATCAGCACGGAGTTGGACGTTGCGTCCGGCTTGACGAAGATTCGCACCACGTCGCCAGCCGCGAGCGTCGTCAGCGGGACATCGACGCTGACCATCAACTGGGCGGGATTTGACGGAATCAAGTTCCACGAGTTGTACGAAGTCGTGCTTGTGGATTTGAGCGTCGTTCCGTCGCTTTCGTAGACGTTCACAACAACTTCGTGCGTCGCGTTGCCGCCAGTGCGATACAAGATGTTTACCGCTCTGAGACGGCACCCAAACTGCACGTTCCAGCGGATGCCGCGACGGTTCGGGTTGCTCGCCGAGTTCCAGTTCGTTTCGTTGGTGAATATCGACACATTGGACGTGTTTGTAACTATTCGCCCGGCACCGTCCACTGCCCACAATGTCGGAATGTTGCCGGTGTGTGCCCACGATCCGCTGATGAGGCTGGAGTAGTACGGCTGCGAGTAGTTCGTTACCCACGTCTGATACCCACCCTTGATCGTGATCGTGTTGGTGTTGGTCAGGCCCGAGCCGGTTGTTCCGGTGCGGATCGTGATTGCGATGAGGATTGGGGCCGTGCCGTTGTTGGTGTAGGTGTCAACGAAGTCGTGCGAGACGACCGCGCCGCTGGTAACGGCTGACCCAGGATTGTCTTCGACGATCATCGGGACAGAACCAGCCCCGTTGCTAGTCAGGGGGGTTCCGTTTGGGCGTGCGCCATACGTTGCGCCGCCGTTGACAACGCCCTCGATCGAGACGTTGTACGTCGGGGTGCCAGCGGGCGCGCCGCCGCCGACGAGGTATACGCCCGCGATTGTCTCGCCGGGCTGCAACATGCAGATTGCGGCAAAGACGTTGTTGCTGGCGGTCGCGTTGTTGAAGGTAAATGTCGTGTGCGTGACATACGGCAACTGCGACAGCCGCATGAGCGGGGCAGATGGGATCGTGGTGAGTGCCATTCAGCGGTCCTTCTGTGTGTGCTGGGCCTGTGCAGCGTTGCCGCTGGCGACCACCTTGACGCCGAGCCCGATGAGTGCGGTGATTGATGCGGTGATTGCAGCCGCAACCCACCCGTTCACGCGCAGGTTGCGGGCCTTGTCAATTTCGGCCTTCTCGCGTGCTTGGCGCTCCATCTCGGCCATACGGAAAAGCAGCCCGCTCGCGGGGTCGCCGTTGCCGGTCAGGAACTTCTCGATGCGGTACTGGCCGTCAATGAGCCTCCGCACGTCCTGGGCGATGATCGCCAGCTCGTAGCCTGCGGTATGTTCGGTCGGGTCGTGTTGCGGGATACTCACGCCTTGGCTCCGAGTCGGGCCTTTCGTTCGGCACGACGCCACGCCGCGTCGTAGTACGGGTTCATGCGAGCCGCGAGGATGCGGTC